AAGCGGAAAAACTCGGTCGGAATCCTACAAACGGATTCATATCTTTGCGAGCGAAGCGAGCCAATCAGCACGACTTAGATAGTCCCCCAGCACACCCACCCTATGATTTTAACACCCCTTTAGACCTTCCGCCATATTATTTATTAATAACTACCACCCCAGCTAGACCATGAGGGACGATAAAACCATCATTACAGTGTCATTGACACTAGAAGCGAAGCGCAATTTAGATAGATTGGCAGCTGAATACACAAACGGAAACAGATCAGCATGGGTTCAGCGGGCAATTGATACCAGTGCAATGGTTAGATATCTCAAAGATATCGATCATACTGCCTCAGCTGCACATAGAAAAGCACGAGCTGATGGTAAATGCAACCCTCAGCTGAGGCCAAAGTGCCCAATTTGCTGGGAGATGAACGCATGAGTACCATTAACTGCGATTGTGGAGCTAAGTATGACCGCATGGCAAGTCACAAAAAGAGAGTGTTAGGATTTCAATGTCGTGTATGCCTAAGAAACTGGAGGACTCAAGCGGTAAAAACTCCAAAAGGCCAAACTAGATTGTGGTTCAAGTATTATGAATGCAAGTGCGGATCTAATAGTCTAAATATCCCACCCAAAATTCAGAGATGTATTTGTGCGGTTGTTGATTTGCGATGAGTTTTGTATGTGGAATGTGCCAAGGATCAAGACCAATGAATCAATTGGCATTTACTTATGAGTTCGATGACGATGGAAAGATAGTCACAGAAGGCGTTTGTGGCGACTGTGCGGACGACAATTAAATCTACAGGAGGGTACTGCGTCTTTTTTAGGACTAATCAAGATTGAGAAGTCTCTTTGATGATGCTGATGATCGCTTCATCGTCTGTTAGCTCGTAAACTTGCATTTCAATCAAATAATTGTAAGTGCCGGAATCACTACTGACCATAGAAAGAAACATATCACGATTAATGATATGATCCGGATCTAAAAACTCGGAATGAATTTCAGCTGAGCCATTTCCAACCGTCCATCCAAATTGCCGATTATCTCCAGCATTCATTCCCGATCCAGCTGGAATTGTTTCATAGCTTAAAATTCCAATAAAGGTATCACCTGGATCAACCGCCCAAACTTGAAACGATTTGATTCTTAATCCGTAATTAATTAGACCATCAGCAACAATTAGATTCTTTCTCCCAGTTGTAGCTCCACCAGCAACTTCGATCTGACCTCTTAATGTTCTTATTCTGCCTGCCTTCATCGCTTCATCATCCTCTTTGTTTCCTTGTGTGCGGCTTTCATACACTTAGATGAATTACATCCTTTCTTGTAATCGCCGTTTTTCTTGGTCATCTTTGCTTTCTGCCGCTTGAAAGCTTTAGCAAATGCCTTGTTGTAGCTTGACACCTTTTTCCTGCGTGTCTTTGCCTTGCCTGCTTTTACCGATCCGGTTGTTGTTCCCTCAACGAATGCCTGCACAAGCGGCGCAGGAATACCGGAAGCAGCAGCAGCAGGCTCAAGCAGACCATCAGCTATTGAGCGTAGTATTGCAGCCATTTGAGCACTAGAAGCCATCTAAACCAGCCTCATTGCTGGCTCAAGGCAAGTGCCATTGATGCAGAAGCAGTCATTGTTTCAACAGTGCATTCCAGAACGATGGTAACTTCGTCAACAACATCCACCACAGCTTGATCGACACCTAAGAAGATGGATTCTACGGCCACTAGATAGCCGCCAGTCCATTCTTGTGGTGCGATGTCAAGAGATTCGGAAAGAACCGATAAGGCATTGGTTGCATCGCCTGCAACAAGGAGAGTCCCGCTAGAGATCGTAGAACGATTTCCTGCACCCACTAAGTCAGTTTGACTTTGGGTTGTTAATTGCCACCCACAAGATGCGTCAGCAGCTGCAGCTGGAATTGTAACACCGTTTAGGGGTGAACCGTAAATTGTGCTTACATTGTGGATCCTAAGAATTGTTTTCCCGAGTGCATCCACGAAACTCCCAAGGTCAATAGATGTTTGATTAAAATTTGTCGTGTCCGTAAGAACAGTCGCTCGTATGAAGAATGAATCGCTTCTCGCCATGATACTTCCAGTATTCGGCGGGTTATTACCGTTTTCATACAACAAAGTCCCTGGAGCTTTAGCTTATTCTTACTGGAAAGCGGAAAAACTCGGTCGGAATCCTACAAACGGATTCATATCTTTGCGAGCGAAGCGAGCCAATCAGCACGACTTAGATAGTCCCCCAGCACACCCACCCTATGATTTTAACACCCCTTTAGACCTTCCGCCATATTATTTAT